ATGATGACAATGAAGGTGATTATATTACTCACTGGATGCCTTTAACCGTTCCACCAACTTGCCGATAACTTGTAAATATACGCAATACAAAAAATTATACCAATGCAAACACCAGTAATATCAACCAATGCACCAAAAATTTGCAATTTTATTCAAGAAAAATACGAAAACAATCAATTAAATGATAATGATTTAGTACAAATTATTATACTTGGTTTTGATTTATTGAATTTAAAAACAATACAGAAGTATGCAAAAGATAATGGAAAAACATATCGAGGTGTTTCAAAATTTAATAAAAAAATAGTAAACATAAACAACAATAAATTTGTAATAGATAATGAATAAAATAATCTTAATAGATGCAGATAGTTTAGCTTACATCGGCTCTAATTGCGAGGAAGTAGAGCAAGCATACGACAAGGTAGATAACGCAATATCAAATATAGTGTCTACATCAGATGCTTCTCACTATATAGTCTTTATAGAAAAACCATACAACAATAACTTTAGAAAGAAAATTGTTAAGTCATATAAGATTGGTCGTAAGGGTAAACCACTACCAAACTTCTACAATGAAATAAAGGAGTACATAACAAACAACTGGAGTGGTTATGGACTTGGTGGTTACGAAACTGATGATGTAATTATATCGGCATGGAAGAAGATTAAGGATGAATACCCATTTACAGAGGTATTAATTGCATCAATGGATAAAGACCTAAAGCAATACCCTATCACATTCTTTGACACCTATTACAATAGATTTGGAGAGACTACAGAAATAAGCAAAGAAGAATCTAATTATAACTTCTGGAAGCAAATGATTCAAGGCGATTCTACGGACTCAATTAGTGGCGTTAAGGGTAAGGGGCTAAAGAAGGCAGAAAGTGTCTTAAATCAATCTAAAAATCATTTTATAGCTACTTGTAGGGTTTATAGAAATGTATATGGTTCAAGGTGGCAAAAGAATTTTATAAAGAATTACGTTCAAGTTAGATTATTGGACAATCTAAATGTTAAATTAAAATTTCAAGAAGCAAAATATGAATAACAAGAGAAAAAAAGAATACTCCCCAAGCGAAAGTGATATGGTAAATGTACACGAGGTAATTAATGTAGCGAAGATTGCATTTAGCGTAGAGAAATGTCTTGGTGGTTTTCATGTTGTTAAGTACAACCTTGATGATAAACAACAGGCATTAAAGAATACCATTACATACAAAAGATTAGATACAACAAAGAAAGATACACCTAATAACAGAATAGTGTACAATACACAAAATGAAGCAGAAGAAGAAGTATTTAACTTGTATAGACAAACATCAGATTACTATGGTTTTGCAAAGGTTTCTTAAAGTATTAGTACCACCAATAACAATATTATTAACTATAATTTATACAATAAGATGAAGATTTTAGTAGCTTGCGAAGAGAGTCAAGCGGTAACAAAAGAGTTAAGGTTATTGGGTCACGAAGCGTATAGTTGTGACTTACTTCCTACAACTGGAGATAACCCTGAATGGCATTTACAAAAAGACGTATTGCCTTTATTAAAAGAAAAATGGGATATGATTATAGCCTTTCCACCTTGTACCGATTTAGCAGTTAGTGGAGCAAGGCATTTTGAAAGAAAAATTTTAGATGGGAGTCAACAAAAAAGTATTGATTTCTTTATGAAATTTGTAAATGCAAATTGTGATAAAATAGCAATTGAAAACCCTATTGGTATTATGAGTGGTAAATATAGAAAACCCGATCAAATTATACAACCTTGGCAATTTGGAGATAAAGCACAGAAAAGTACTTGTTTATGGTTAAAAGGATTACCAAAACTAAAGCCTACCAATATAGTTGATAAGGGTGAGTTTTTTGAATTTACAAGTAAAAAAGGAGAGAAAAAAAGAATGCCTATGTGGTATTATAAAGCACTGCAAGAAGCTAAAACACCTGAGCAAAGAAGAACATTAAGAAGTAAAACATTTGAAGGTATAGCAAAAGCAATGGCTTTTCAATGGACCAAACAATAACTAAAAAAAATAAACACAATGAAGATTAAAGATTTACCAAGTGTAATTAAGAAAAGGGCTAAGGTTTATATTAAGGAAAATTACCCAGACAAAAAAAGAAGACCAGTAAAACTAATTAATTGTTTTGATTGGTTGGATACAAAAGAAGGAATTGATTATTGGGAGATGGTTAATGAAGGAAAATTTTTAGATGCAGAAAATTACCTTAGAGAAAAAAATGGAGATGATATGAGTGAGGAGTTATTTGAAGTTGAAAAAAGAAAGAAAAGAGATAGAATGATTGAACTTATTGAAGATGCACATTGGAATACTGAAGCAAGTAAATCAAATGAGCATAATAATTTTTCATTTTTCTTTGATGAGATATTAGATATTAATGTTAATGAAGTTGAGGTTGTTCCTTATAAAGAAGAACTTGAAGTAGTTGACCCAATAGTAGAGGCAGTAAGGGAGAAACTTAAACAAAGGAGTAGTATTGGTATTAAGAAGTATGGTACAACCCTTGCTGAAAACAATACAGATGATTTTTTAAACCACCTACAAGAAGAATTGATGGATTCAATCCTATACATTGAAAAACTTAAAAACAAATAGATATGGCATTAGTTAGTGAATGTTGTGGTGCTTATAGTGAGTACGCAGGAGATATAGATTTATGTCCAGAATGTATGGAACATTGTGAATTTATAGATGAAGAAGAAGATGATGATTATCCTTGTGATATTGTTAATGATTTTTGATGTAACACTATTGTAACTTACAATTTTGTTATATATTTGTAATTCAAAGTTATATGGTGTGTATTTCATATAACTCCCTGAAGTCAGGTGTGGCGGAATGCTTATAATGTGAGTTAAATCGTTAAGGTGTTTAATTCCTATTATAACTTGGTCAGACGCAAGTATCTACTGGATACACTATATTACAGGTTCGAATCCTGTCACCTGACCTAAAAACTACCACTTGAATTGGAATCCTTAGCAAAGCTCTAATGTTGGTCGTTATGATGGTCGTATCTCTGTAGTTTTAAGTGGTAGGGATTTCTCATGATAAGCTACAAATCATAATATGCTTGACACTTCGGAGAGACGAAGATTTTATCACACACAACATTTTGTTAATAACTTTAACTTTTAAACGTATTAAATAATTTTGTATCTTTGCGGTGTTATTCGAGGTGAGATGCGTATAACAGACATACTGAAAATATAATAAATAATCCTAACTGGATTGGCACATCTCACACTTTGTTCTGCCATTCTTGTTGGGATTTTTTGTTTTTAATAATTAAAAAAATAAGTAAAATGAAGAAACCATTTAAAATTTCAGAATCAAACCAAAGATTAATTCAAGGAATTGCTGACGATTATTTCGGAGGACACTTTACAATCTTAACCTTTACAACTTGTTATTCATTTATGTTTGGAACACCAAGCGATAGGGATGATGTTTCAGGTTTAGAAAGTTTTTATGATATAGATGATGCTATAGTAGATTCAGTTCAAAAATTTTTAATAAACTTTAAAGAAATTAGAGATGGCAGAAAATAAGAAATCATTTGTACTATATGCTGATTTGATAAAAAGTTTAGAACATCTTACCAATGAAGAAAAAGGCATTTTGTTTAACCACTTATTAGAGTATGTTAACGATATGAATCCAAATCTAACTGACAGACTTATTCTAACAGCATGGAAACCAATTGAATTACAATTAAAAAGGGACTTAGTTAAGTTTGAAGAGGTAAAAGCAAAAAGAAGCGAGGCTGGAAAGCGTTCAGCAGAATTAAGAGCGTTAAGGAGTGATGAGAAAGAGTTAACAAATCCAACAAGTGTTGAAAGTGTTGAACAAAGATTAACAAATTCAACTGATAATGATAATGTAAATGATAATGATAATGTAAATGATAATGATAATGTAAATGATAATGTAAATGATAATGATAATGTTATTAAAAAGAAACCAAAAGAAAATAAATTTAATTTTAAAAAATCTTTAATTGAATATGGTTTTAAAGAAAGTTTAGTTGAAGATTGGTTGGTTGTTAGAAAAGCTAAAAAAGCGTCAAATACAGAAACAAGTTTTAATTCATTTATATCAACGGTTGAAAAGAATAAGTGCGACATAAATTCTTTATTGGAGTATATAATAAATAGAAGTTGGTCTGGCTTTAATTGGAAGTGGGTTGAAAACAATGGAGATATGAACTTGTTTACAAGTAATCCTAAAGAAAACATACCACCAAATATGTACAGAGGTGAAGATGGAAGATTAAGAATGAAAACACCGTTTTAACTATGAATAAATTTATTGATTGGAATACATTAGACTTTAAAAAAGTTAATGGTAAAGAAAAATTAAGATGTCCTTCTTGTAACGATATTAGGTCTGACAAAAAAGACAAGAGTTTAATTATAAATCACGATGGTGGTTTTGGAAAGTGTTTTTATTGCAACTCTTTAACATTTAAGGAAAACCAAAGCAAGGTTGTAGATAATTCATTTACAATACCATCTCAAGAATGGATTAATTACACATCTTTGTCTGATGGTGTAGTTAAGTACTTAGAATCAAGAGGTATATCTCAAAGGACTGCAAATGAACTTGGTGTTACAGAAGAGAATTACTTTCAACCAGGTGTAAATAAAAATAGATTAAATATTGTGTTCAATTATTTTGAGGGAGATGTTGTTGTAAATAAAAAATACAGAACATCTGATAAATTCTTTACTCAATCAACAAATGGTAAATCAATATTTTATAATATTAATTCTGTTATAAATGAAACTGAGTGTTATATAGTTGAGGGAGAGTTTGATGTTTTAGCTGTTCATCAGGTTGGAATTAAAAATGTCATATCAGTTCCTAATGGAGCTAATGATAATGACAAATATTGGTTAAACTCTGAGAAGTATTTAAAACATATAATTAAGTTTTATATTGCAACAGATAATGATGAAAAAGGTAATGACCTTGCTGAAAAAATAGCACAAAGATTAGGTAGATGGAGATGTGAAAGGATTAACTTTAAAGGGAAAGATGCTAACGAAGATTTACTTAGTGGTTGCCTATTACAATCATTAGGAAATAGAACATTATACCCTGTAGCTGGAACTCACCTTGTAAATGATTTAATTGTTGATATTAATGATTTATATGACAATGGTTTTCCTGATACTATTTATCCAAAGCATAGGTCTTTTGGTAATTTAAAGAATGTGTTTTCAGTTATGAGGGGTCATTTAATTGTAGGAACAGGAATACCTTCTCACGGTAAATCAAACTTTACAGAATGGTATGTATTGAACCTAATATCTGATTACAACATGAAAGCTTCATTTTATTCTCCAGAACATCATCCATTTAGTTTACATCACGCTACATTTATTCAAAAGGTTTATGGGAAGAATTTTTTTAGAGATTACGATGGAATACCAAGAATAACCAAGAAAGAAATAGAGAGGTATAAAGATTGGGCTAATGATAAAATTTATTTAACAGCACCAGATAATAGTAATTCTCCTACTTGGAATTGGTTATTAGAAAGATTTAAAGAACAGATGTTTTGTTATGGGATAGATATATTTGTTATTGATGCATTTAATAAACTTGAGTTCGACAAAGGAGGCAATAGATTAGAGCAAATAAATGACGTCTTAACAAAACTAACAACATTTGCCCAAATGAATAATGTTATGATATTTTTAATTGCACACCCTACAAAGATGAAGAAGAACGAGTCAGGGATTTATGAATCTCCAACTCTTTATGATGTAAGTGGTTCTGCTGATTTTAGAAACCAAACACATGATGGTTATTGTATATACAGAAACTTTGGTAATGATGTTGGTGAAGATTACACAACTTTTACAAACTTAAAGACAAAGATGAGTTTTCAAGGAGAGATAGGAGGTGTTACTGACTTTGAATATCACATACCTTCTGGAAGATATTATGAGAAGGGTACTGAATGTCCTACTCATTGTCTTATTGATAATAACGAGCCTATAGAATACGAATTAGAAGAAAAACAATTACCATTTATCAAACCAGATGATGCGTTTGACAAACCAAGTTACGATGAACAAGTTCCATTTTAAAAAACAAAAAATATGAAAGAATTTAAAACAAAAAGTTTATTTTTAATTAAGAGTATTAACGAAGTTTCTGGAGAAGATATATTAAAAAATAAATCAAGAAAAAGAAACGTAGTAGAAGCAAAGATGGTTTATATAAAAAAAATGAGGGATTTTGGATATACATACGAAAGTATAGCTTCAGAATTGAATATGGACCACGCAACTGCAATTTATCATTTTAAAAACTATAATTATATATTAAGAAGCAGTAATACATTAAGGCTTTTAGATGAAAAAGTTACAGAATATTTAATGAAAAATAATTGCGAATCTATAAAAGACAAAATTTCTTTTCTTGAAAATGAAATTTCTTGCCTAAAAAATTTGTTAAATGAATATAATGATTAATTTAGCGGAAAAAATATGACAACTAATGAAGCGTTATTCAAATTGTATTTGGAGATAAGGAAAGAAAAAGAGACAGATGAGTATTACTCTCAAGAAAAGTTTGGCTTTGACTTAGGTTCAGATAAGAAATCAATTAATGATTGGTTTAGAAATAAAAACCAATTAAAATTTAGTAAGTTAGAGGAACTGCTTAAGGAAATAGGATTAAAACCGGTTATAAAAATAGAAAATTTGTGAAAAATAATTAAAACTTATGAAAACAACTTATAAAAACAGGTATGGTGATATTTTCACTTTTACATTGCAAGAAGATGGTAATGTATTATGGGAGGGTAATTTCGAGTATTGCAGAATAGGTATGCCAAATGATTACACAAAGGCATTTAATGAATACTTGAATGACAATAAACACAATAAAGATGCAATGTCTTTTAATACTTTTAAGGAAGAGGTACATAATTATGATGACGAAACACATCAGTATATATACGACAAGTATGTTAGGATGGTTGAATCAATTAAGGATAAAATTGATATGATTGACCCGAGCGGTGGATGTTATATTAGCTCTGGAATGACTTTAGATTTTTTAGGTTTTAAAGGTTTAAGAGTTAAAGAATTTGAAACTAAAGAGAATGGGTATTTAATTATAACAGAAAAGGTATGAAACTAAAAAAAAGCAAGATGAACACAAGTAATATGACAAATGATGAAGCAAAACCAATAGGTGATTTTATTGAAAGACTTCAATATTTAGAAGAAAAGTTAAAAAAAATACAATCCGTTAAAGATGTATTTTTAGATAATCAAGAATTTTTGCAAGTAATGAATATAAGCAAACGAACTGCTCAAACTTGGAGAGACAATAGGATTATTGCTTATTCACAGGTAGGTGCAAAAATATATTATCGAGTTTCTGATATAGAAGAATTGTTAAACAAAAACTATATAAAAGTAATTAAATAAAAACAGCAATAGAAACTTTAATTATAACAGAAAAGGTATGAAACAAACAATCCACCGAATGAATCAGAAACTATTAAAGAAACTAATACCAATTAAAAACTCAAACTTTGAAGGATTTGCAGTTAAATCCGATTTAAGCGTATTTGAACAATATAGATGTGTTTATGAAAACAATAAAACTTAATGATAGAATATCGGACTTAAAATGATTGCTAACGGTTCTCGGCTTGGCGAAGTTGCCGAACACAAAACTTCATTAGAATTACAAATGTTTAAATTAAGATAAAATGTCAACAGAAAACGAAAACAAAAAAAGAGATGGAAAATTTATTTGATTTAGAAGAACAAGAAGCTGATTGGGTTAAGCATTGGAAAGATATGCCCGAATTTGTGCAAGAAAACAAAGAACCTTGCCAAAAAATAATTATTAATTTTCAATCGTATGACGATGTAAAAGAGTTTGCTGAATTGTTAGGATTTAGTGTAACCAATAAAACAAAATCAATATGGTTTCCAATAAAAGACAAAGACAAACCAAGAGAATATGCTTATGTGGACACAAACAAGTAAATACCCGATTTATATTATTAGCAAAGGAAGATTTGATAATCCATTAACCGCAAGAGCAATGGATATTTGTGGTATTAATTATATGATTGTAGTAGAGCCTAAAGAATATGATTTATACTGCATAAAAATTGATAAAAGTAAAATTTTATTGCTACCGAGTAATTTTAGCGAATTGGGACAAGGTTCTATTCCTGTCCGAAATTTTGTATGGGAACATTCAATATCTTTAGGATATGATAAACATTGGGTGGTTGATGACAATATTTTTAAGTTTATGCGACTTAATAATAATAAAAGAATACAATGTAGAAGTTCACAGTTTTTTAGAATATTAGAAGATTTCACAGATAGGTATAGTAATGTTGGATTGGCAGGGTTTAATTATCAAAACTTTGCACACGATAGAGTTGAAATGCCACCATACAAAACAAATACAAGGATTTATTCTTGCATTTTGGTAGATAATAAATTACCTTTTAGATGGAGGGGTAAGTATAATGAAGATACTGATTTATCAATAAATGTTTTAAAGAGTGGGTTATGCACTATATTGTTTAATGCTTTATTGATTGACAAAACAGGCACAGGTAGAAATAATGGTGGTAATGAGGATATTTATAATGAAACAAATAATAGAAAAGAATTTGCAGAAGCATTGCAATTGTTACATCCCGACATCGTAAAGGTAACTTGGAAATTTAATAGATGGCATCACGATGTAAATTACAAAATATTTAAACAAAAGCTGCAAATAAAAGAAAGCATAATACTAAAAGACATTATTAATAACTATGGAATGGAACTTAAAAAAATCCTTTAAAAGTGCGGTGGCTTTTTTCTTTTTGTTTTTCCTTCACGGATTTTCAATTGGAACACGTCAGCAAGGCATT